ACACATATTTATAGGTTTGACATAGGCAATAAATATGTAAGATATGCCTAGATTGTCTATTTTTAAGCCAGAAAAAGGTGCTGACTACAAGTTCTTTGATCGTAACATTCGTGAAATGTTTACTGTGGGTGGCACAGACATTCATTTCCACAAATACATTGGGCCTTATGACCAAGGTGACACCAACAAAGACGGACCCGCATCGCCAACACAGCCACAATATTCTGGTGATAGCCTAAATGAGAGAACCATACAGGATTTATTATTCTTAGAAAATAGAGACAGAAAGTACGACGCGGATATTTACATCATTAGAGGAATCTACAATGTCCAAGACATAGATTTTAATCTTTCGCAGTTTGGTATGTTTTTGCAAAATGACACTCTATTTTTAACCGTGCATCTAAATGATATTGTGGAAAGGATAGGCAGAAAACCTATAAGTGGTGACGTGCTTGAATTTCCGCATATGAAAGATGACTTCAGTCTAGACGAATCGATTCCTATTGCACTGAAAAGATATTACGTGATTGAAGACGTGAACAGAGCCGCGGAAGGATTCAGTCAAACATGGTGGCCTCACTTGCTAAGATTAAAATTGAAATCGCTAGTAGATTCGCAGGAATACAGAGATATTCTTGGAGATGCTACAACAGAGAATTCTTTAGCCAGTTATATGTCCACGTTCAATAGAGAGAAATCAATTTCAGATCAAGTATTAGCACAGGCAGAAGCCGATGCACCAAAATCTGGATTCAATTATAAACAGTATTATGTAACTCCTATTGATGAAAGAGGAAATGTAAGAACCGATAATGTAAACGACGAGATAGAAAGAGTCAATTCAGACGCTCCAGTAAATGCTGTAATAGATACTCCCGCATCAAGTCATTACGGATTTTACTTGGACGGTGACGGAGTACCACCAAACGGAAATCCCGCAGGGTTCGGTATTAGTTTTCCAAATGCAAATATTAACAAAGGCGACTTCTTCTTAAGAACAGACTATCTGCCTAATAGATTATTTAGATATGATGGTAACAGATGGGTAAAGGTTGAAGATTCTGTAAGAATTAATTTATCAAATACAGATACAAGGTCAACACAAAAAACTGGCTTTGTAAATACATCTGGGACATCCACAATCAACGGTTTAACTGTGGATCAAAGACAATCGTTGGAAAATGCTTTAAAACCAAAGGCTGACAATTAATGCTACACTTTTATTCAGGACAGGTTAGAAGATTTTTGACTCAATTTATGAGGATTCTTAACAACTTTTCTGTGGAAACTGGAAGGGGCAAGGATGATCAAATAGCATTGCGTCCTGTGCCTGTGGTGTATGGTGATCCTACTAGACAAGTTGCAAACTTAATACGTAACAATTCTGAAAACGCTCTAAATTACGCACCAAAGATTGCTTGTTATATTAGAGAATTAAATTATGATAGAGAACGTATGCAGAATCCATATCATATTGAGAAACAGCATTTACGTGAACGAGATGTATTAGAAGATGGCACATACAGTAATAGACTTGGTGCAGGATACACAGTGGAAAAAGTAATGCCTTCGCCTTTTAGACTAGAAGTTACCGCGGATATCTATAGTTCTAATACGGATCAAAAATTACAAATTTTAGAACAAATATTGTATTTGTTTAATCCTGATTTTGAGATACAGAAGTCAGACAACTACATTGATTGGACCAGTTTAAGTTACGTGGAGTTAACAGGTATCACATTTAGTTCCAGAAGTATACCTGTTGGTGCAGACACAGAAATTGATGTGGCCACGATGACTTTCAGTATGCCAATATGGTTATCTCCACCGGTCAAGGTCAAAAAACTTGGCGTTGTACAAAAAATAATAATGAGTATCTACGACGACGATGGTGGCATTAACAAAGGTTTGATAAGCGGCCCATTGATTAGCCAGAGTTTCATCACACCAAACAATTTTGGATTGTTAGTCACAGGAAACCAATTACGATTGTTAGGTACAACAGGAATAAATGTTTCTTCAGGTGGAGACGGATATTATTCAGGTGCAAGAGAACCAAATAACTTTGACCCATTTCAAACATTTGGACCGCCAGTGAACTGGAAAGTTTTATTAGATCAATACGGTAAAGTGAGGAACGGTACCAGCCAGATAAGATTGAAACAGCCAACTGGAAACGAAATTATTGGTACAATCGCAACTACATCGCTGGACGACACAATACTTTTATATACCATCGACAACGACACTATTCCTGCCAACACTTTGACAGCAGTGAAAAAGATTATAAATCCAACAACATTCGCACCAGGCACACCTGTGGACGGTGATAGATATTTGATCATAGATTCGATAGGTGATTCAACTGCCACCCTACAGAGTTCAACTTGGGGTAGTCTAGTGGCCAGTGTGGGTGATATCATACAGTACAATTCATCATTAGGCAGATGGCAGAAAGTTTTTGATGCCAGCAACCCTGATTCAACTTTGCATTATGTTACCAATACGAATACAGGTATACAGTACAGATTTAACGGCACAGAATGGGTTAAAAGTTACGAAGGTATATATGCGGCTGGTACTTGGACAATTGTGTTAGATGGTGGCGGTACTGCTAACGATGATGCTTCTGGTCAAGACGCAACCACTCCTTAAAAAATCACACTAAATTATAGTAATGAAAGAAAATATTGTTTGTTCAGGAGCACTGTTCTATTCTACAACTACCAAAAGATTTTTATTTTTACAGAGGACGGATGCCAAAACACAGGGCACTTGGGGTCTAGTTGGTGGTCAAGCACATTTCACTGAATCGGCATTTGAGGGATTGAAAAGAGAAATAGCAGAAGAAGTAGGCGATACACCTGTTTTTAAAAAAGTCATTCCGTTGGAACTTTTTACGTCAAATGATCAAAAATTTTTCTTTCACACATATCTCATAGCAATAGACGGAGAATTTATACCAAAATTAAATGAAGAACATTCTGGATACTGTTGGTGTGCTTTTGAATGTTGGCCTAAGAATTTGCACGGTGGGTTAAGAAATACTTTGAACAACAAAAGTATCAAAGGAAAATTACAAACTATTTTAGATTTAATTGTTTAGAGTCTGCCGACAGCAACTTCAATAACACCTTCTTCTTCTGTGTCTTTGTCTTCAACACTTTTACCAATCACTGTTCCTGCAGGTGGACTGGAATCTTCTTTCCACGCTCTGGCGTGTCCTTCAACGGCACTTGATACCATTAAGTCGCCTTTTGTTATTGTGCCCACAACTTTAGTAGGAACTCTTCCGATTAGTGCTATAGGTGGATGATACTCGTTTAATAATTCTGGTTGCCTGTGTGGACTATTCATCACTGCGTATGGATCTGTGGATATTACACCCGCCACTCTCTTGTCAGAATCTGTTGTAGTTTTTGTGATTTCTTTTTCACCTCCAAAACTGACAACTGTACCAGGATCGTAGACAGCATCGGCATGATATCTTTCAGCCACGTCGGCGTATTTTGCCTCTCTGGCAACTGTTTCAAACCCTCCCGCTGTGGAGTTATCGTGAATCCTTAAAGCATCTACTGTGGTATCTACTGTGATCTCTCCCAACGCGCCTGTAAACGCATTGTTCTGTGTTGTTGTTCCTCTTCTAAATTGTAATGTTGTTGGCATTTGTTTCTCCTTTGATATTTATCGTAATTCTATTATGCTCCTACGTGTGTTTCTCCATCGCCTAGGTCTGTTGATTCTGTGGCTCCTGTTGGATCCATCATGTCAAATACAGTACCCAGATTAACACCAAACGCATCAGTACCGCCTGCCTCGAATGGTGTTTCCGATGATCCTGTGTTATTGGTTTTTGATAGGTCAAAATCTCCAGCACTGCCTGGCATTGTGCTTGTGGTCGAGTTTGGAAAACTTGATCCAGAACCTCCACTACCAGCATCTGCAAAACTCAATGCTCCGGCACCGTCTGTTGCAAGTACTTGTCCAGCAGTACCATCTGCCGCGGGCAGTGTGAATGTTATGCTACTTGAAATTGTTGCAGGTGCCTCGAGGGCAACAAATTGTCCACCACTCGCATCTTGAAATCTCGCTTCTGCTCTTGCTAAGAAATCAATCTGTGTGTTGATCTGTGGCGATGTGAGTGTCTTGTTGGTCAAGGTCTGACTCGCTGTGTTTAGTGTTATAGCACTTGTATTCGATAGGTCAGTTGATGCAATCGTGATGTTGCCTGTGCCGTCGAAACTCTGTCCTGCTATGTTCCTAGCGGTTTCAAGAGCAGTGGCAGTGGCCGCGTTACCTGTTGTGTCTTGGTTAAGTGTACCAACCACTAAATCTATTGTGCCATCACTGTCTTGGTATGTTGCTGTGATACCTGTTTCTGTGTTACTAGAAAACATGGCACCTACAGTGTCTTGAATGACTTCAGATAAGTCTATATTGCCAGAACCGTCGAATGATACACCGTGAATATTTCTTGCGGTGGCTAATGTTGTGGCCGTGTCTGCGTTTCCTGTGACGTCACCTGTTAGATTTCCTGTTATCTGACCGTCCACTGTCAGTGTTGTTCCGTTCAAAAGTTGATACGAGTCGGATCTAAATCTTGCTGTGATAACATTTGACCCTGCTTTCTTGTGTGCGAATTCTATAATACCGTCTTCTGTGCCATCACTTGCGTCTAGGATCTTACCTGTGATTTTGGCATACACGACCTCTTGGTCAGCATCATTTTCTCCAAGGAATTTGATCTGTCCCATGTAGTCTGTGTCGGCCGGACTAGCACTGTTTCTTTTAAGTGCGATTACAGGGCCTGCACTGCTCGAATCTTCTGTGGTTGTAATTAGTAAAGCATCGCTTGTCGATGTGTTTGTTATTGATGTTCCTGTACTTGTTGTCTCAAAAACAGTTGTACCATAATGTTTTAGTTTCACTGCACCAGAAGAACCATCTGCTACGATATATTCAGTGATTCCACCACTGCCGTCATCTGTTGAAATTACAACATCCTTGTCATCGGCGTAAGTTCTGATGTTGATGTCACCTGTCGTTTCGTTGACGTTTAAGTTTGTGCCTGTGTGCTTGATATTGGCATCCGTGTCTGTTCCGAATTGTAGTTCAATGCTGTCTGCGAGTATGGTGTTGGCCGCTAGGCTGATCTTTCCCGATCCTGAAGGATCTAGTGTAATGTCCGCACTTGACGGTGAAGAAATTGTTGATCCTGTTGCTGATAAATCACCAAATGTGGCCGGCACGTTGGTTAGGTTGGCACCATCCCCAGAAAATGCTGTGGCTGTAACTGTTCCTGATACCTGTAATTCTGATGAGGGTGATGAAGTACCAATACCTATTCGTGAGTTTGTTACATCAAGATATAGTAGGTTTGTTTCAAATGCAAGATCGACTCCATTTCTAGTCAAGTTAGATTTTAAGACCGATCCTGTAACACGACCTATGGCCATACTAGGTACTCCTTTATAATAATGTTAGCACAGCAATACGCTATGCACAGCCTGATATCATTGCCGGCTGACCACAGTAATAGTATTTATACGGGCATAAAAAAAGGGCGATCCTAGGACCGCCCTCTGTGTTCTACTAAAAAGTATGAATATTTATTAGTTGTTTGTTCTCACTACACAGTTTACCAAACCAATACCTGCATCAGTTTTTGATTCTAATGCTCTTCCAATAACGTGGAAAGGATTGATTGATTCACCGTGTGCAACTGCTCTAGCACAACCTTTGATTGATGAAGTAACCAGTCTTTGACCTTTTGTTACAGCACCTGATACTCTGACTGGAGTTCTACCTGTCATAGCAACGTAAGGATGTGAGTCGTTGTTTCCAGCCGCCGCGTTCATGGCATATGCTGGTTGTGATGAAATTACACCAAATACTGCGTCTGATAAGTCAGTAGTTGATTCAGTAATCTCTGCTGATCCACCTAATTCAACAACTGCACCTTCTGCCATGGGAGCGTCTGCTTCGAAACGCTCGGCAACGTCCGCGTACTGTGCCGATGTTGCAACCGCGTGTACCACATTGGCCCTGATATCTACAAGGGCATCAACTTCTTCATTTGCTGATCTAAATGCTGTGAAGGCACCACCTGCGTTACCGTGTGTGGTTGTACCGTCATCTGCAAATGATTCATCCCACGCCCAGAAAAGATCTGTTTCTGAGGCAGTTGAACCTTCACCTCTGTTTACTTTCATTCCTGACACTGTTGGCATACCTGAGTTAGCAGATACGTTTCTGTTAACTTCGATTATGTTATCCTCTACAGATAATGTCGTTGTGTTAATAATTGTTTGTGTTCCGTCTACTGTCAAGTTTCCTACTACTCTGACACCTGCATCGGTTACTATAAGTTCTGAGTTACCGTCGCACGTCATTGTGATTGTACCGTTTGTACCTGAGTCAGTGACTGTTACGTTTGTGTTATTTTGTGAAATACTGTTTTGTGATAGACCCGCTAGTGAGTCATCAACGTATTTCTTGTTGGCTACATCACCGTCAGCACTTGGTGCCGCGGTAGTCATACCTGTGATTGTACCTGCTGAGGCTGATATTGTGATATCACCTACTTCGATACCGTTTTTTACTCTAAAGTTACGTGTTGTCATGGTTCCATATCTCCCGCATGATTTTTGTTAATATATGATATTTATGGAATTTTGGATGATTAGTTATTGGTACGCACCACACAGTTCACTAAACCAATGTCTAGTGTTTGTTTGTCTTCCAAAGCACGTCCAATAATCTGTAGACTGCTAGTGATATCTGAATCGTTAATGGCTCTGGCTGTGCCTTTTGTTGATGAACTGACTAGACGTTGTCCTTTGGACACAGGTCCAATAACTCTCACAGGTGTTCTGCCTGTCATGGCCACAAATGGATGTGAATCTGAATTGCCTGCCGCGGCATTCATGGCATATGCTGGTTGTGATGAAATAACTCCGAACACACGTGTGCTCATGTCT